GGTAGTAGTTGCCTACGACCCTAGTGGAGGGTTGTCAGACGGTGGTGAATGCCTTGGCGAACGCCTGTTCAACAAGTCCTGGGTGCTCGGCGAGGTCGCGCGTGATCTCGATGTGAAACCAGTCGCCGCCAGGGGCGCCGTGAATGGTTCGGGTGTTGTATTTGCGCCACGCCTCAAACGCATGGGGTTTGACGACGCCTGTGCCGACCCGGTTACAGCGCCAGCCGCGCCCGTAGTAGGCGGATGCTTTGGCGTCGGGCCAGTAGTCGAGGACGCATTGGATGCCGAGCAGCCGCCAGTTGTCGAGCGCTGCCTGTATGAACTTGACGGCCTTGGTGCGACCGTCGCTGACGCCTTTGCCGGTTGATTTCATGTAACGCCACGACAAGTCCATTGCGACGCCTCGAGCGTGGTTGCTGATCGTGCCTGCGTTGCCGCGCACGTCACGCATGACCCACGTGCCGTTGTTCACAGTGCGCCGCCCGAGTGCGCTGTGGCGAGTTCAGCCCATTTGGTTGTGCCCGGTAGGGGGTGTTTGACGACAGGGTACGTCGTTACGACGTACGGCTTACTTTGTTGGCTCGTCATTTTTGGCGACGAATAGGCACGCAGTCGATTTGTTGCCGAACCGCGTGCTAATCAACGCCAGGAGGCCTGACACGACTGGGATGCCCAACGCGATGAGTTGCATGTCAAGGTCGTACTTGTAGGCGATGTAGGTGACGAGGCCGATAATGGCGCCTTTTAATGTCTGATCGGCGGTTTGTAGTTTGGCGTTGTTGTCCACGTCACGCTCCGAGTAGTGCGTTGATTTCGTCGTCGGTTAGACCTAACGCCGCAAGTTTCGCCCGGCCTGACGCGCGAGCGGCGGCGGCATCTGCGGCGGCTTGCGCTTGCGTCTCAGCGTCGGCGCGTAATGCGTCAATGCGTGCCGCCTCATCTGGCGTAGCGTCTCTTACCTCGTCGTCGATCTGCACTTTGTACGTCATCTGATGCCTCAGTTCTTGTAGCCGTACACACGAATAGTTCCGCCAGTAATCGTGCCAGTTGACGGTGTAACCGTGAACGCAGTGTACGAAGTCGTGTTGTCCAGATAACCGCCAAATGCGCCGCCGCCGCTCGAACTGTGACCGAACCCGCCCATGAAAGTCAATTCGGTCAAGAATGGATTTAGCAACTCAACGTTCATAGACAATGTGCTAGATGATCCTTCGCCTGCGAACAGCCACGACGCTTGAGAAGATGAACCGGCTCCCAATGGGGTATTGTTGTACGCTCCGTAAACATACTGCATGGCGTAACCGCTCGTAGTTGCGCCGAGACTTAATCGCAAATTCGGATTAGCAGCCGATGACGCGCCGCCTGTAATCACAATTTTGTAAGCGTCGTACGTTGCGCTGAACGCATCAGACACTGTGACCGACGAAACCGCACTACCTATCGTCGTAGAACTAATCAGCGTTAGCCCGCTATCGGCACTTGGGCCAACTGTTGCCCATGATGTGCCGTCGTAGTACTGCACAACGTCGCTGGCCTCAATGTACGCCAACTGGCCCTCAGCAAGCACCTTCTCGCCAGCGCCACCGAACGCGGCGTCGCGCGTCACCGTCGTTGCGAACACTGGCACGCCTGTACCGGCGCTAAGGTTCTGATTGGCGGCGGTCAACACCTCGCCGCTAGAAAACAACGGTACTGAAGTCTGTGCGTTAGCGCCCATGCGGTAATCCTAACCCAACACGTTGTCCGAATCGATGACACCGTAGATGGCGTCGTCAAGGATTAGCTCGTAAACGATGGTTGTCGGGGATGTGTAAAACGTGACGGTGTGGCCCCGGTTGAAGTCGATCACGGCTTGGATGCCCTCGACGCTAAGTTCTGCGGCGACTTCGGTGCCGAGGCCGGGGATTTCTTTGTCAATGCTGATCGTGTCGCCGATGTCGATTGTGGCGACGTCGTCGCGTTGCCCAGACGTAAGGCTGCCGAACCATGTGGTGACTGACGTGTACCGGGGTTCGGGGTCGGGTTGGAGCAGGTAGGTAGCAAGGTCGCTGATTTGGCCTGCCGTGTGCAACAGGCTGTTGGTGATGCTCTTGGATTGTGTGAAGTATTCAGCAATCGACCCGGCGTCGCTGTCAGTGTCGTTGGTGCCGTTTAATCCCTCGACGTAGGCGCGGTTGACGACGTTGTCGGCGTCGAACTCCACCTGCAAGTCCTCGTACTTCGCCCCGGTGCCGTCGTCGGTAAAACTAATGATTGGGGCGCTGAGGGTGTTGCCGATGCGTTCTTGAAACGTGATCGTGCCGTCGCGTGCCACGAACAGTCGACCTTGCTCGGCTTGGTTGATTTGTTGCAGGTACAGCAGCGTGTTGGTGCCCTGTGGGACGGTGTAACTGGCGTCGTGCCCGAGATCGACGGTGCCGGTTGCGACGCTCGATGTGCCGGTGTAGTCCACCTCTGGCAACGCCAGCACGGTGTCAATGCGTTCGCCTGACGTCTCGGCGGTGACATTGAGTTCGTCCATTTGGGTTTGTGCGAGTTTGTAGAACTCGTCGGCGCATTGCACGTTGACGAGGTTCGGGCCTGCCATCTGGAACATGTAGTAGTACGACATGACGATGCCGACGAACAGGTATTCGCCGTCGCGCGACAGGCGGATTGCACGCATTGGCGCCAGACCGGGCTGGCTGTTGCCGGGGTCGTAGTAGGGGCTGGTCGTGTCGTACGGGCCGAGGATGCCGGTCTCGTCGCGCATCGTGAATTGCATGACGCCTGCCCCGAACTGGTAGTCGGTTTTTTCGCGTCCGCGTTTGTAGGTGACGCTGGTGACGAACTCGGTGATGTCGGCGAAGTCGTTGCCTGTGCCGCCGAGTGTGTACGTCGTGTTATCCAGTACGCCTTTGATTGCGTCGTCAAGCACGAACGCCCCGGACTCAAACCCGGTGTCAAGTTCGAGCAGGTAGCTGCCGGATTGGACGACTGACGCAGCCATTACGCGATCGCTAGTTGTAGCGGCCCCGAGCGTCGGTTGTAGTCGGTCAGCGCGTCGACAATCTTGTCGGCAAGCGTTGCCTCGGCGATTGCGGCGTTGACGACAACGGTTACGCCGCCGGTCATGCCGTCAAGCAGCATCTCGTTGCCGGGTGCCGCGCCGATGCCGCCCCCGCCGCCGCCAAAGAATCCTTCCTCAATCGGCAAGATGCCGACCATGCCTCTACCTAAGCCGCCGTCACCACCGCCTGCTCGACCGCCACCTCCACCGCCGCCGCCTACGCCTTTGATTGGTGCAACGACGACTGCTGGCACCTCGGGCAACGTGGGACGCATCAGGGCACGCTCAAGCAGGTCGGGGCCAGACGTGGTGCCTCCGCCTGTGCCGACCGCTGCGCTGCTGCCGCCTCCGCCGCCTGAGATGCGTGGCAGTTCCAGTTTTGGGATGAACGGGATGTTGACACCGGGCAGCAGGTTGATGCCTTTGATGATCAGGTTCAGCATGTTGTTGAAACTGTTGACGATGTTCTCAAACACGCCGATGATGAAGTTGCCCATTGCGATGAACGCTTCTTTGACGCCGCCTGTGGTTTTGACGAGCAGCATGAACCCGGCGACGAGCGCTGCGACGGCGGTTATGACAAGGCCGATTGGATTGGCTGCCATCGCCAGATTGAGCAGTAGTTGTGTCGCCGTGATGATTTTCATTGCGGCGTTGGCAGCGAGGATTGCCGCCGACAATGCGCCGACGGCGATTAGTAGCCCGGTAACAAGTCCAGTGTTTTTTTGTATAAACATTGCCAACTCTTGCAGTTTGGGCAGTAGGCGCTCAAGTATCGGCAGGAAGGCTGCGCCGATTGATTCTTTGGTTTCGCTGATGGTGATTGACAGGCGTTTCATTTGACCCTCGGCGCTGTTGGCTGCGACGGTTGCCGCCCCGCCGACGGTGGCGCTCAAGGCCGCCATCACCTGATCAAGTGACGCGCCTTCTTTGATCATGCCGCGCACGGACGGCACAAGGTTGCCGAGCGCCTTGGTGTTGCCTGCATACGCCTTTGCCATTGCGTCGGTCACGGTTGCGAGGTCGGTGCCGGTTGCCGCCGACACGTCAAGCGCCGAGGTCAACAGGGTTTGGCTGTATTCAAGCGACCCAGTCGTTTGTACGAGTTGCGCCAACGCTGGACGCAACTGATCGTCAGCGACCGCCGCCGACATCATCGTCGCCTCAATCCACGCCTCAGCCCCGGTGACGGCTGCCTTGCCCGCCAGCGTGTTCTTTTCAATCGCTTGCGCCAACAGCAGTTGCGCTTTCTCGTCCTCGATTGCTGCCTTGGTCATGTCGGTGACTGCGACCGCAACACCGGCAAGCGCGGCGGCTGCCGGGATTGCCGCCTTCTTTAGCGCGAACTGTGCTTTTTCGCCTGCGCCCTCAAGTTGCTGGAACTCGGCGATTGCTTTTGACAGTCCTTTGCCGTCAAACTCGGAGACGATGGGGATGACTACAGCCATCAGATGCCTCGGTTGGTTTGTTGCATTACGTCGTCAATGATGCGCGCCACTTCTTGCTCAACTTGGTCTTTGTTCGCCTCGTATGCGGGCCACAGCACGCGCGACGCGCGACCCTTGCGCGCCTCCAACGCTCGAATCATGCGATCACCTGCCGCCGTTTCGCCGCCGCCGTTACGCCCGGCAAGGTCGTACACGGTGTTGATGGAACCTGCCCACGCAATGCTGAACACGGCGAGGTTGGTCATGCGTCCGTTGTATTCGCGCGGCCTTTTGCCGCTGACCTTGGCTTTGACGTATTTGGCGCCGATTGCACCCGACCAAGGCAGCATCTTGAACCCGCTTTGCGTAATCCATTTGCGGTTAAACCCTGAGATTGGTGCCGCCCGAGGGATTGCGGCCTTGGCTGCGTCAATCACCGGTTTGCACACCCGCTGGAAGTCGCGCGTTAGTTCGCGGCGCGCCTTCTTGTCAATGTCGTTCAGTTCGCGCAACGCCTCTTTTAGTCCGACGATGCTGACGTTCGTTGTTGGCGTGTCGCTCATCGTTTCCCTTTGTCGCGTCGTTTCTCATCCAAGAGTAGTACCGTCGCAAGGTCTTGAACGTCGAATGTGATGTCGGCAGGCCACCACCCGGTTGCCAGCAGCAGTGCTGCTAACTGGCGTCTGACGGTGCCTGTGCCGTAGGGTTTGCGGGTTGTACCGCCTCGGCCTCAAACTGTTGCACGGACTCCATCCACGTCTTGAAGTCGCGCGACTCGCGTTGCGATTTGTGCAGGCGATGCCAGCACAGGTAGCCCATGTCGTTGATGCCCATGCCGGTCTGAAGGTCTTGTACGCGGCGCCCGGTTTCGCGTTCCCACGCGGCGAAGTCCGCCAATTGGATTTCAATGGTGTCGCGCTGTTCTTTGCCTGCTGGTGTCAGGTAAGTGACGATAAACGTCAGTTTCATGCTGCCCTCCTAGTTGATCGGTGTTACGGGGTGACGTCCTTGACGAGCGTGCCGCCGTTGAACACAACCTCAACCTGCTGTAGTTCGCCAAGTTGCGCGTTGACGACGTCCATTGACGCAAGGTAGCCGTTGGTCAACTGGAACTCGGGGTTGGTGACGCTGATTGCAGCGGTCGTGGCTTTGACGGCGACGTAGGTGGCTGCCGCACCGACGAGGCTGTTGAGCAGCGCGTAGGTTGACGACGCCGAGTAATCCATGAGCAACGTCAGGGTGATCGAGCAATTGGTGAGGCCGCCGACGTAGGTGCGGTTGGTTTGACCAAACGCGGTCGACTCCAACTGGTCTTGCGACGTGTTGACGACGGCGCTGACAACCTGCACGGTGAGCGCGGTGCCCGGGGTGGTGGTGCCGACTGAGACGACTGGATTGCTGAGAACTGTGGTGGCCATGATTAGTCCTTCCGTTTCCTGCGACCAACCTTAGTGGCTGCGTCCTTGACTTTGGTGACAACGGTTGGCGTCTCGTCCTCTACGGCAACACACTGCCCCGAGTTGATCAGGTACTCGACGTTGTTGCTGTCGGTAACGTCAATGACGT